TCAGTTACTTCAGCTATTAAAGCATCTATAACATCTTGTTCTGTTGAAATAGTTCCAATATATTCTTGACTAGTTAATACAAGGTACTCATGAGAATTTTCTTCTCCAAATTTAGGTATAGTATAAAATAAAGCATTGTAATTTTGAAAAAATTCTTCAACTGTAGGGATACTTTGAGTAATAGGAGGTTCTATTGAAGAAGTTAACTCTGTAAAATCAGTGTCAATAGTATCTTCAAATGCTCTTTTACTAAATGTTTGTTTATTTAAATTAATATTACTCATTATCCATTAGTTACTTTAAAATAGTAATTGTCATCAAATACATAAGTTGAACTACTAATTGTTGTTTTGATAATAAGGGCATAATATCTTTCAGGTTCTAAACCATTCATGTAAACATCCATATAACTACCACTAGCATCACAACTTAATTTTGTATATGTGGTATCAAAATCGATTACATATTCATTTGTATCTAAATCTTTTAATGCCCAATATGATGATGTGGGGAGTGCATAATTTTGAGTATAATAAGATCCGGTTTGCCATACTCTACTAGGATATGTAGGTCTAGCGTTAACTCTAAATCTATTAATACTACCTGAATAGAATATTCCTGGGTTTTCAGATAATGTTAATGTATTATCTTGGCCCGAGAGTACAGATAAAGAACCTGTTTCATATGTAAAATCATCCCACTTAAATTCTAATTGAGGAGGATATATTGTATTAGTATCAATAGAAAAGAATTTAATTTCTGGTTGGAAATTATTATCATTTACAAATTCTACTCTTTGTTTAACTATAAACCCATCATTAGAAGCTGAAATGCTAGAAGTGGTATTAAAAGCTATTGCTGATGGATCTTCATAATAATCTAAAGAACCCGTTAACCATACATTTACAATATTAGTTACATCTACATTTAGGTCTTTATCTTGGGAATAATTATAAACTTGAGAAGATGATAACACTGTATTAGAACGAGGAGTTGTTGTTACAGCTTGTTTATCATACCATGTACCTCCACCTAGGGAAGCAGAAAGGATATTATAAGAAGAAGAAATATTAGGGCCTGCATTTGTTACGGGCCATAAAGTACTCCCCGATTCATCTATAAATTGCCATGAAACTCCATCGGTTGTTAAAGGGGAATCTAAATATTTTCCAGTACCCATTACCCAAGAACTAGAAACAGCATATACATCTAATGTTGTATCTAATTTTAATCCTGTTGTTTGAGAAATAAAACATCTCAAATTTGATTGCCAGTCAGCGCCACTAATTTTATTATTAACTACGTCTTCAATTTCAGTTTGATCAAATTTAACTAAAAATCTACTAACTTGAGGATTTGGTTCTGTTGGGGCTATTGATGTAAGAGTCGATTCAATGATCTCATCTAACCCTGTGTTCATTGTAGGGTACATTGAGTACATTGTAGCATCTGCTGTGGGAAAAATTTTATATATTGCCATAATATTATAATGGTACTACTTTACCTTTAATGTCTGTTGTTGGATATTTTAATTCAAAAATCATTGGGTCAATTGAAGGATAAATTACATTGTTTGTAGTAGCTCCTTCTATATCATATGAATAATCTGAGTATCCATCATCAGAACCTGTTTTATTTACTATTTCAATTTTTTTAACAGTTTGAACTCCATCTATATTATCTAAAAGAACGTTTAAATCCCTTAATAAAATAGGTTGATTGATTTGCCATTTATCGATTAAGAAAGTATCTTGTAAAGCTTCTATACATTTTAACAACACCTCATCTGAATTATATGAGGGTAATGTAATGATTTCAAAATTAATTTCTATATTAATAATAAAAGCATCTTTAATACCTATAGAATCATTAATCATTTTATACTCAGCTAAGTAAGTAGCTAAATTTTGTTTTAAAGCAGGGGTTGCAGTATTTAATTGTTTTAAATTATTGTAAGATAAAACATATAAATCTAAAGTATTTTTTGAATTTGAATTAGCTTTGGGTTGTTCGGCAAATACTTTAGAAACAGTTCCATATATTGAAGGTAAACTTAATGCTCTAACTACATAATCATTAAATGTTACGTTTCTTAATTGGTTTTGAAAATTTCCTAAAGAATTTTGTCTAATTTCGTTAATGTCGTCTCCATCAGAACCCCCTGAAGCTGCTAATGGGTTTGATACTAATAAAGTCCCAAAAATTTGATTAGCTAAACTTGAATCCGCTATGGTAGAATTAACAAAAGTAACATTAGTTAAATCTAAATCAGTTAAAGATTCTGCTTGAACATTTGAACTAACCCCACCACCAGTCAAATATCTAATAGTTAAAGTTGTATTTGAAGGAGCAATACCATAGGTATTAGTAAAAATAAAATTAGTTGGAGAAAAAGCTGTTGTTAATTTATTTTGTTCACTAGGTAATCCTAAACCTACATTATCAGGATTAGGAATTAATTCTTCAGTTATATCATTTGGGTTACCAGATCCAAATTGTAATTGAAGAGATGTTTTACTTAAAAATCTAGTTGCAAATCTATTAGATACTTGTTTTAATTTTAATAAATAAGCTATATTACTATCTGAAGATAAATTTGGGTCATTTGGGTTAGTATTTTTTAGATTTTCATAAACCGCATCTTGGGCTAAATAATCTACTTCATACCATTCTTCATTATCAGAATCAGTAATATCTAAAATACCTATAATATTATTATCATCTATAGTTCTTGTATCAAATGGAACGGGAGATGTGAATGTAAATGCTTTATTTTTTATAGTGGCTGATATTACTTGTCTTTGTTTTTTAAGTAAAAAATATGTTGGTAATCCACCAGCTGTTTGATATACTGTTACTTCAGTAGGATCAAGAGAACTACTTAAAGTAAAATCTACTTTATCCTGGATTAGAAATTGTAAAGATCCCGAAAGGTTAGAAGTTACTGCTGTATTTTCTGGGATTTGTAATGCATAGGAATAATCTGGAACTTTAACACTTCCGCTACTTTTAGCTGGGACTTGTTGATATATATCTAAGGTAGTTGTAGCTACTGTTGTTGCTTTAGGTTTATACCCCATCATATACGCCAAATCATATAAATTTTGAGTTTGACGAGCATATTGCATAAAAGTTTCTTGGAATTGGTTATCTACATAAAATGATAGAACATCTCCTACATAAGCAGCCATTTCCAAAAACATCATTCCTGGGGATGCTTCTGTAAAATCATTATAAGTATTAGGGAAATAAGTTTTAGTATAATCAATAAGATTATTTCTTAAAGAACTAAAATCTCTATTTACATATTTTATATTTCTATTTACTGCCATGTTATAATTCTAGATTAATTTCATCTTCTATACCAAAATTGGTAGCCACATAAGTTATTCCTATAAATAATGAATTAGTTGTATCTTCAAAATTTATACTTAAATTTTTTAAATTAACAAAAGGAAAATATTGTTTTAATTCATCGTTAATTATTTTTTCTAATAATTCAACAGTAATTGAATCTACATTTTCAAATAATTGGTTTTGGATTGCGCTACCAAAGAAAGGACTAAATACTTTTTCTCCTTTTCTTGTTGAAAAAAAGTTAATTAAATTATTTTTTATAGCATCTCTAGTTACATAATTAGATTGAAACACAGAAGGAGCATTAAAGGGAATATTTATCCCTACAGCTTTTCTATCTATAGTATCAATCGGAAATTTATTATTAACTATTATTGCCATTATTTAATCATATTCATTATTTGATCCATTCCTACTTCACCTGCTGGGAGGTCTCCTCCTGGCATTGTTCCTTTAGGTTGGAAATTCCCATTATAAGCGGTAGTTGCAGATCCTCCTTGTTGCATTTCTCCTAGTATTCCTGAGAACATGTCTCTACGCTCTTGTGGGGTCAATTGTTTTGGATTTTCAACATGAGGTTGAGCATAAGTTCCTTTAGATTCAGTAACTACTTTTGGTGATTTTACTGCTTCTAATAAAATTTCACGCAACTCCTCTTGGATCGCTTCTTTTACAGCTTCTTTAACTAAGTTTTTTAATTGTGAGGTTTTCATATGTTATAAATATTTAAATTAATAAGCTTTTAAATTATCTCTATCAATAATAAATTTTAATTCATTTGTTAATATTAAAGCATTAGAAGAAAATGATAATTCTCCTTTAATCATCGGTATTCCATAAGTATTATAACCAACAGCTTGATATCTATTTACAGTTGGTGTAAAAGGAACAGTCTCAATTTCTATAATAAAGCCATTATATGTTACCGGGTCTTGTTCTTCAAAATTATTATTACCTAATTCAGATAATGCTTTAGTTTCAGAAGATAAAGATTTAATTTTTAGATCTTCTACTTCATTTAATTCTATCCCATTAAGACACGGTTCTAATTTTTCTGTTATACTTTCTATAATAGTAACTACTTTATTTATAGTTAAAGAAACTATTGAAGCTGAAGCTGTAATTCCTCCTACTCCTGCTATCACTTTAGGTAATCTAGGAGACCCATCATTATTATATAATAAATTATTATTAATCCAATCTAAATCATCTAATGCAGATACAATTATTCCGGGGATTAGGGGTACTGCTTTAGCTGCTGTTGAAACTATAGGAATAGTTACTTTAAGAGCTGTAGATACTTGTTGAGTAATTGTAGCATAACGTCCTATATTATCTGTAAATCCTGTTATTTTAGTTATAAAATCCGAAATTTGATTTAAATCGTCAATAGTATTATTTAATTGGTTTAAAACATTAAGACTTACTTCAGGAGAGGGACAAAAATTTCCTACGGCATCTAACGCTTGATTTTGTGCTTCGTTTTGTGCTTCTTGAAACATCTGATTAGCTAAATCTAATAAAACAGGAGCCATAGTTGTTGCTATATGAGATCCTTTTTCTAATAAAATTGGAGTAAATTTAGCTAAACCTTTAGGTTGTTCAGTATTATTTTTTACATTATCTGTTGCTTCTTTTAAATCATTTTTTCTTTGCTGTCTTTCGTTTTGTCTTTTTTCTTTTTCTTTTTGTATTCTTAAACGATTAACACGAGTTTCTGCTCGTTTTCTAGCATGAAAGTCTTTAAAAGATTTATTATATGGATTATTAGTAGCCATTATATTGTAAAGTTATCTTTAGATTTAATATTTTCTAAATCTCGTTGAATTACACTTAAACTATTTTTTACAGTAACTGCAATACTATTTAATGGAACTACGGGGGCACCTGGGGGTACTCCTACTAAAGTTTCACATATAGACATAAAAGATTTTAAAGTATTTATTAATTCATCCAATAATTCGGTAGTTTGGTTCCCAAGTAATAAAGGTTCATCTGCTTCTTTATCTCCTAAATATATTTTATTAGACTGAATGTAGATATTATCTGTGTCTAAATTAATACTTTGATAAGCATTTAAGTTAATAGATTTTCCGGATGATAATAATATATGATCTTTATTAGAATTAAAAAGTAATCTACCTGAGTTTATAATGATTTGGTTTTCATTATATTGGTTGGGTGATAAAGGTGGATCCGAAGGGTAACTATCGTAATTTTGAGAAGATACTTCAATTGGAATTTGTTGAGTAGAAGTAGCATATATAGATCCTAAATCTTGATTTATATCTTCAATAAC